ATATCGCGATTGGAAACGACGAACGGATGCGATGAGCAAAGTCTATGCAGACGATTTGCAAAAGATTGCAACAAAAGAAAATTTCAATGATTTATTTAAAGTCGAAGATGGTCAGTTTCCAAAATTGCTTGTATTGTTCATGCAAAATGAAATTGCAATCGAAACAATGGTCATCCTAAATAATCTCTTTGATTTTATAAGAATTTGGGACAAGAAGATATCTGATGATATCATCTATCCCAAAATTTCAAGAAAGATCCGCAAATACGGAGCATTCTTGAACGTGAACGTCGACAAGTACAAGACTTTAACAAAAGAAACTTTACTTGGTGACGAGAATACTATATAATAATATGGTAATGAAGAAAGTGGACAAGTCGAAAATACAAATCATACTACGCATACGAGGTAATACAAATGAGTCTATCTAATCTAAAGAAGGGTTCTTCCCTTGACAAACTGAAGAAGGCAGTCGAAGCCTCTTCCTCTGGCAACTCTGGAAAATCAAATGCTGATGATCGTTTCTGGCAACCCGAAGTGGATGCTGCTGGAAATGGTTATGCAGTCATTCGTTTTCTTGACACACCAGCGGTAGATGGTGAAGATGGTTTGCCTTGGGTTCAAATTTGGTCCCACGGTTTCCAAGGTCCAGGTGGTTGGTACATTGAGAATTCTCTCACAACCCTTGGCAAAACTGACCCAGTCTCTGAATACAACACGGTTCTTTGGAACTCTGGCATTGAAGCCAATAAGGAAATCGCACGCAAGCAGAAGCGCAAGTTGACGTACATCGCCAACATTCTTGTAATCTCTGATCCAAAGCGTCCTCAAAACGAAGGAAAGGCTTTCCTCTACAAGTTCGGCAAGAAAATCTTTGATAAGGTCAAGGAAAAACTCGAGCCGCAGTTTGCTGATGAAACACCGTTGAATCCGTTTGATTTCTGGAAGGGTGCAAATTTCAAGGTCAAAATTCGTAACGTTGAAGGCTATCGTAACTATGACAAGTCGGAGTTTGATTCTCCTGCTCCGTTGTTCGCTGGCGATGACGCGCAAATCGAAAAGACTTGGAAGTCTGCTCATTCACTCAAAGATTTTTTGAAGCCTGATAACTTCAAGACTTATGATGAGTTGAAGGCGAAGTTGGAGCGTGTGCTTGGTGCTGGTGGTTCTGCCGCTGCATCTGCTAAGAAGATCGATGACGAGGAGGCTGATGCTCCTGTTGTTCGTTCTGCTCCTGCCAAGAAAGTTACTGCTGAAGATGTCACCGTTGAAGATGATGACATGGCATTTTTTGAGAAACTTGCCGCAGAATAATCTGTTTTAGAAAACCGTAGATGTTTTCAGGGGCACGCAAGTGCCCCTTTTTTATCTGTTTGGATGAAACATATCTGCCGAAGCGTGACGATTAAATGTGCTATCGTCGCTGAATACTCGCGATGTTCGTGATCCATCATTAGTTTTATTCGTAGCAAAAGTTTGATTATTGTTTATGATGGTTGGACTGCCAAATTGTCTAGAATTATTTGTGTCCATCATATCTTGCTGATATGGTCCAACTAATTCATCTCTTTCATTTTTCGCTTGCATAATCACATTCGTATCGCGGTTCATATTCCCTACGCTGCTGGATGATTCTGTGTATGATTTTTTATTGAGATTGCTCATTGAATTTGCATTATTATAAATGTCATTGAATTCGCCAGCATCTTCTCTGCGGTTAAATTCTTGCAGAAGATCTTCACCACGCCCACCTGTATAAAAGTCAACGTAGAGTTCTTTAAATCTTTCCCATGGATTATCTGGACGTCTTACTGCTGCACTTCTTCTTGATGATTGGACATCGACACCTTCTAGATCTTCTGCACTTCCTCTTGATGATTGGACATCGATACCTTCTATATCATCCATTGCTTCCTGAATAAAATTTCTATCATTCATTTTTGGAGTAGTATCTGGTTGTTTATCTGCGGCACTGCTTCGAGTATAAGTAGGTTGTTCCTGAGGTTTTGGTTCTGGCATTACCACCTGTGGCTTTATTTCTGCGCTCGTATTTTCAGCCGCCATACTTTTTGCTTGTGGTTCTAATTTTGTTTGATCTTGCGGTTTGACGCTGTAATCATCTACCATCGGCATTGTAGTGTCTTCTTTCGCGATGATTTCACGATATGACTCATTCGCAGGATCTCTCAATCCTACATTAAAAGATCCTCTACCATAACTATCAATTAGAGATCTAAGTTTAACTGGATCGAATATTGGATTTTGAACTGCAGTGGTTGCTGTATTTTCTGTTGCTTTTAAAGTTGCAGCTGCATTTACCATACTCTCATCCGATTCTGTTCTTTGAACGTAACTTTGAGAGGCTGTCAAATTCGAAATAAAACTTTTTGGAATCGTCGATACGGTGGGTTCATTTACACTTGGTGGCGTGTATGTCGATTCAGGAGCAGAAGATTTGACTGTTTCTTCTTGATCTATATTGAACGCATTAGCATATCTCTTAGAATCTGGAATTGCTCTCTTAAATCCTTCATCAGGTTCGCTTCTAAATTGTTGTGCAATAAAAGGTGTTCCAGTATACCCACCGAATCTCGATGCGAAGTTCATCGATGGTTCTGCACCTCTAGCTGCAAAACTTGAAAAGTTATTTCTAAGCGTATCTATATTTGGTACAAACATTATCTTTTACTCTTCGACAATCGTTCTCTTATTCTATCGTTTTCTTCTTTGACATGTTGTGCCACTAAAGAAACATACATTGCTCTTTCCCACGGAAGCATTTGCTCAAGTTCCGTGAGACTATATCCATGATGCTGCATCAATGCAAAATTGGTCATGAAGTATGACTTCAGACTCTCATTACGAAGGCTTATACGAAAAAATCGAGGAGACCCTCCAGTTTGATAAAGTGTTCTTTTCCACACTTCTTGCAAACTATTGTGCTTTCGTGACGAAGCATTGGAATCTCTTTGAAAAAATTCTTGATCTTCTTGTATTGTTCTGTTGTTAAGTTATTAATAAACTGTTCAAATTCACCTTCCAACATCTCATCTAGTTTATATACTTGACTATCATCATACAAGTATTCTGTGCATTCTTTGAGAATTTCAATCGGCATATCTTTCGTATTAAACTTCTCAATTAAAGTTTTAGATACACTGAATGTCGGATAATGTAGTTTAATTCCAATGTCGTTTGTAAGCGGAATATTACTAGAATGTGGTTTGTATTCTAATGCAACCTTTAACAAATCTACATCTAACTCCATTCTGCCTTTACACTTTTTTTTATCATCGATCACATTCTCACAAATAAACTCTAATGAAACAATTTCACCGATAGATCTTGCTCGCAAATTTAAAAACAAATATTCGATTTCATATAACGGCAGAGAATCTACTTCTATCTGATCATAGACGCAATTATTAATTATTTGTTTAATTGCATCTAAACTTGTTGTATAATCATTAGACTCTAAAGCCATAAGAAGAATCTTTTCTTCTTTTACCACAAAAGGTCTAAAGGTAATTTCTTTATCTAATGATTCAAGTCTCAATTTATAAGTCGGCAAATCAATTTTTGGTAAAGCCATAATTTACTCCATGTTAACTATTTCTATTTCTTCGTCTTCCTGATGTACTTCCAATATCGATACCCACTATTTCAGTTCCTTCTCCTCTTCTGCTTCCGATATCGATACCCACTAGTTCTGTTCCTCTTCTGCTTCCGATATCGATACCCACTAGTTCTTCTTTTCTTCGACTATAGATATCAATGCCCACCACTTCAGGAGTGCCTTCGCTCTCAATATCAATACCAATTACATCCTCTTCAGCATTTGCATCATCTCTCTCAAAGTCACTCGATCTTAGATTTTTCCAATATCGATATGAGAACGTTACATCCAAGCGAACTGCTTCGCCAGCATCAGCCCAAGATCCACGAATTTCATTCATCGATACAGGGAATGCTTCGAATAGTTTGACTGCATAAGGAAAATATTTGCCTGTTTCAGATAACTGCAAAATTAATACCTCACCGATATAACTGTCTCTATATCTAAAATCAAATTTATTCTCTTTTGGATTTATGAAATTCATCCATGCATCAAAAAAGGTCTTCTGACGCATCTCATCATCAACCAAAAATGTGATTTGAACTTCATTGTAGTCTGTGCTCACTGGAACCTTCATCAAAGGTCCACCATAATTCATATTAGCCAAAGAAATGTTCAGTCCAGGAAATGCAACAGACTCTGAGTAATAAGTTAAGAAGTCGTTTTGTAATAACGATGGAAGTTTAAAACGAAGAGTGTTGAGAAGTTCGCTTGGTGGCAAAATTGCAATTGCAACCTTACTGGCTCTTGCGTAACCACTTTTTCTTACTTGAGAGAGAAAATTACTTACGTTTAAAAGATTTTTTGGATTTAAAGACATTAAGCATTGCTCCTCATATTCGCAACAGGTAGGAAAATGGCTGTTTCCCATTGGTTCGGCTCAATGTAAATCATCGGCGATACCATCTGTTGATACAGATATCTTCTCATACAATCACGAATACCTGAAAATTGACTCATGCTCGAAAGTAAATCATAAGAGAGCATAAATCTTGTAGAACCATCATATTTATCATTATTCAGGAAGATTGACAATCCGTCTAGAATAGTTAATCGTTGGCTTGAATTCAGGAAGTGTAGGTTTATCCCCGTAAATCCATCACCCGTTACCGTAGTTGGGATCACCAACGGAAATTCGTCCCATTGTGGGAGTCTTTCCTTAGTAAGAGGATCGTATCGAAACATAAACATACGACCAACAGCTGCGAATGGAGTTAAACGTTTGGCATCATTTAGAACATTCGATCGACTAGTTGAAATCGTTGTTTTAGAGATCATTTCTTGAATAAATGCCTTGGCTTCCTCTGTTCGAGGTTTAATGCCCTTTTTGGACATTTCACGAGTTATTTTCTCGAGTAAGGCTGGCATTAGATCCCCAGTTGGTCTTCAGTAATTAAACTAAATTTCCAATTTCTGTCTTTGCAGTATTCCTGGGCTGCTTTCCATTTTGCGTCGTTGACGCCCCAAGTTGTCACTTCTCGGATATACTGACGAGTAACTTTATCTTTTGGTTTTGGAGGGACTGCCTGACTTTTGGGTTTTACTTCTAAAATCATGCTCTCGACGAGTCCTTGTCTATTCTGGACTTTAACATAAAAGTCCGGGAAGTATCGATGCCAGCGATTGTCAACAGGGGATAAATAAGGGATGACGATTTCTTCGTTAGACCATCCAATTACGCTAGTGTTTTCGTCCAGGTGCACCATAACTCGGCGTTCCCATAACGATCTGTACCAGATGTTTGTGGGGTCACCTAAATATTTTTTGGTATTTCTAGGACTAAATTTACCACTATAAGCCATCACTTATTTATAGGAAAGAGTAATGTCTACTGCTACTGAAGACGCAAGACGATTAGAAAGACAAAAAGAATCACATAAAAAGCATTTATATTTTCCACAAGAATTGGGCGATAAAAGCGGTCAATATAAGAATGCGATAAGATTTAAGGCTTATGGACAAACAAGATCATTTCAAGACAATCCAGGCGAAACAACATATGTAAGAGAACTTCCAACTCAATATCAGTCTGGGAGAAGAACATTTCCTATTACGCAAACCGCATTTAATACAGCCTTCGCGTTCAGAAGTGGTGGAACCGTTATTACGGCAGCTAGTAGTTTATTATTGCCAGGTAGAGGTGTTCCCGACACATCAATTATTGAAGATCTAGTAGGTGTGGGTGCATTTGGATTACAATATTTTGCATTTGGTCAAGAAACATTTTATGGTAGAAGGACTCGATCTTTAGATAATTCGATTACTTTGTATATGCCAGATATGGTTGTCAATTCTGATAAACATGATTATCAACCCATATCTTTAAATCAAGCATCTGGAAAAGCAGGTCTTTATACAGCAGCGTATGATGGATCAGCTTTAGGTAATGTCGAAACATTTGCAGAACTGGCTGGCAGAGCAGGCATATTTGGCGGACGCTCTACAGAGGCATTCCTTTCAGGATTAGGATATGCACTGAATCCGATGCTTGAAATGGTTTATGGTGGAACGCAGCCACGAACTTTTGCATTTCAATTTAAATTCGCACCTAGAAACCATAAAGAAGCAGAAGACGTTTTAAATATTATTAAGACATTTCGTTTTCATTCGCATTCAGAAAGTGCAGATAAGCCAGACGATCCAATGTCCAAAGGAAGTGGAACAAGATACCTCGTTCCACCAAATCATTTTGAAATAGAATTTTTACGAAGAAAATCAGACGGTAGATTTGAAGAGAATCTTGCGATGCCTCGCGTGACAACTTGTATGTTGGCTCAAGTACAAACAAATTATGCTGCTCAGCTTGAGTCCTTTGCAACATTCAGAGATGGTATTCCTGTTTCAATAAGCATGGAACTAGAATTTATTGAATCTGTCATTCTAACAAAACGAGACATTAGGACGGGATATTAATGGCATACTTTGCGAAATTCCCTAGAGTTTTATATTCTGTTAACAAAGAAGGCAACAATGCAAAGATTGTTCCTGATATTCTTGCTCGCGTAAAATTTATTGACTCTATCATGTCAAATGAGAATCTATTCTTTAAATATGAGATTAAAGGTGAAGAAACTCCAGAACAAATCGCATATAGAGTTTACGGAGATCCAGAAAAGCACTGGATCCTATTGTTAGTGAATAAACTCATTGATCCTCAATTTGACTGGGCACTTGGTCCATTCGATTTTGAGAAACATATTAAACAAAAATATGCATCATTGAACGTAAGTTTAAAAACAACTGAATCTTATCCTACAGGTTATACGGTTGGTGAGGTAGTCTATCAAGGATCTGCATACAATGCCACTACTGCAGAAGCGAAAGTTATTGCATATAACTCTGAAACAAAAACGTTACAAGTTAAATTTCCTTCTGAAATTTTAGCGAATGGAAGTAACATTTCTGGCGTAACATCAGCGCAGACGCATTCAATTATTGGTATTACAAACAATCAAGATGGTTATCAGTGGGCAGTGAATACAATCAGCCACTATCAAGCAACCGAAGTTATTCGCAATTCTGATGATCCGACTTCTACTGAAACGAGAAAGTATAGAGTGACTGCAAATTCTTACAATTACAACACAGGTAATATCATATCCATCAATACAAATACTTCTTATTCTAACAGTTATAACGTAATAAGTTCAGTAGACGGCAGCAATGCTACGCTTACTATTACAACAACTATTGGTCCAGTATCATATTATGATTATGAGTTAGAATTAAATGAAACCAGACGTAAAATTCTTGTGCCTAAATCTTCAATTATAAGTTCTATTGAAGGTCAATTAACGTCATTAATGTCGGCAAGATAACATGGAAATGATGGCAAGTGGCAAAACGTCGGCTGATGGTGCATTGTCGCCATACGACTTTACACTCATTGAATTAAAAATTGTCAACGCTTCTGGCACGAGCATAGATATTAATTTTATCTATAGTGAAATTAATATCTATGAAGATATCTTTAACAATGTTATAAACGGTGATATCTTATTGACTGATTCGAGTGACATTATTAATAGAATGGGAATACACGGAAATGAATTTATCTCAATTGTTTTTAAATCACCTGGAATGAAAAGATTTGAGAAAGTGTTTAGAATCTATAAAATAAGTGAGTATTCTTTGCAAGGAACATCTGCTGCCAAATATAAACTACATTTTTGTTCAGAAGAGTTTCTACTCAATCAGCAATATTTTATCTCAAAATCATTCAGAGAAACTCGATTGTCTGATGTAGTGAGGATTATTGCGCAAAACTATTTAAAAATATCATCAAATAAATTCTCAGAATCTAACATAGAAGAATCTACACTTCTACTTACACCTGAGAAGAATCCTTTAATAGTGCCAAATTTAAGACCACTCGAAGCCATCAATTGGATATCATCTTTTGCACTCAGCAAAGATTTGTCTCCAGGTTTTTTCTTTTATGAAACTGCTGATGGATTTAAATTTAGTTCTATGAGTAGCATTTATTCGCAGATTCCAAAAAGAAAACTATATTACTCTGCAAAAAACCTTGTACAAAATGAGAGCATTGCATCACAACATAGTAAACTTGATGAATTACAGTTTCGACAGGTGTTCGACACACTAGAGAGTATAAGCAGTGGTGCATTTGCGTCGCAATTAATTACTTTAGATGTTATGAATAGAACTGTGGAAGGTGAAGTTATGTCTTCATCTATTCAACAATATAAAACATTGAATCAATATTTGCCATATAATAACGCTAGGAATAGAATTGGATCATCTATAAGTCAGGCTTCTGGATACATAAGAATGTTTCCAAAATTTCAAGACAATCTTGCTAGTCAGTGGTTGTTGATGAGAGCTTCTAGACTCGCGCTATTAAATAACACAAGATTACATATTGACATTCCAGGCGACAGCTCGCTATCTGTTGGTGATATTGTATATGTAAGCGTTCCACAAAACGCAGCAGAAACAAATCCTGATAATATTTCAGAAGATCGATATATGTCTGGCAATTATTTAATTACTGGTCTAAGACATCAATTGTTAGATACCAGGTATCATTGTTATGCTCAATTGTGTAAAGATTCTGTCAATGTTAATCTAAACTATTCGCCGCCAGTCAATTCAATGTGGAATACGGTAATTAATTCATGAAGTTGCGCACAAATTTTGTTGGACAAGATGGGTTTCAATGGTGGATTGGTGTCGTTGAAGACAGAAATGATCCAGAAAAACTTGGCAGATGTCGTGTGCGTATTTTTGGTATACACACAGATGACATTGTAGCCATTCCAACGGAAGATCTTCCGTGGGCGATTCCAGTTCATTCTGTGAATAATAACGATACTTTCGCAACACCAAAAGAAGGCGAATATGTTATAGGTTTTTTCTTAGATGGATCGTTTAGTCAATCACCAGCAATACTCGGCGTAATTCCAGGATATAATCAACAAGTATCTCATGGTAACAGAGGATTTGGCGATTTAAGAAATGCGAATAAAATTCGAAATTCTCCAAAAAAACCATCCGCGTTAGATTATCCAGAAGCGCGCACTGGTGATTCAAACACAATCAGTGGCAATATTATTAATGATGGGCTTGGTGTTGCGAAGTTGACAGCAGAAAATATTATGCTTCATCTTCCGCTATCTTTACAATCTAAAGAGTCATTGACTGATGGTATGCAAAATGTAGTTGGATACAATCATAAATTTACACAACGTGAATTGAATCAAGGGTATATTGCGCTCACAAAAAATGATAACATTATTATAAATGGTATCAATGGAGCAAACACAATTGTAACGAAGGCGCAAGCAAAGGAATTACTTGATATCGATATTGTTGAGACAATTGAACGAGCCAAACAATCGATTGGCGAATCAACTTGGAATGGATTATCAACTCCGCAAAAAACAGGTCTTACGCTTAATGCTTATCACTTAGGAGTTAAGGTCGACTTTGAGAAATCTGGAGTTCGTTCTGCAGTAACCAGCGGTGACATTATACGAGCTTCACAGCTATTAGGTGCTGAGATGCTCAAATCGTCTACAGGAAAATATTTACGCAGTGAAGATACTCTTGCGCATACTGCAGCAAGTTTATTCAAGTCTATTCCAAGAAGTTCACTCACTTCTGCGCGTGCTAACAATGAATTAAATACAAACCCTTCAATTGTTGCGGGAGCAGGTGTAGGCGTACAAGTTCATGAATCTAATTTGTCTGCTGATTCAGATGCATTATCCATCAAATACCCAGTACCTGAAGAGCTCGGCAAACCATCATTAAGCGATGTTGCTACAAATTTAGATAAGACATTAATTCAAAAATTCCGAGAACGAACTCCAATCAGCGCAATCGGTGCAAACAATGAGTCTTGGACTGAACCAAGTCCAGCATACTCAGCAGAATACCCATATAATAAAGCAAGAGAAACCGAGTCTGGTCACGTTTTTGAAATGGACGACACGCCATTAAACGAACGTGTTCATTTGGCGCATCGTTCTGGAAGTTTCTCAGAATGGTATCCTAGTGGATCTAAGGTAGAAAAAGTCGTCAAAAACAACTATAGAATTGTAATGAGTGATGATCATTTATATGTTGCTGGAAAGGTAAACATCGTCATTGAATCGAATACCAATGTAAGAATAGTTGGGGATGTTTTTTTACAAGTTGAAAATGATTTAAATGCATCTGTGAGCGGCAATGTTAACTTTTCGGTGGGCGATACCTTTAAAGTCAAAGCAAATACCTTATCGTTCTGCGCACAACAACTTACAGAATCCTCTCACGATCTCTTTACGGCTCCAAGAAGAGGAACACCTACTGCTGCGCAAAAATTCCTTGAAAATGATCGAACTATTCGATTAAGTGTTAATATTAATACGCAAAATGATGGATTTCTACGAAATTTCCTCATCAATCCATATGATTATACATCACAATATCAAAATGTTAAGCGATATATTCCTGAGTCGCCAAGATCTGGTTCTGATTTAATCTTAAATAATGTAGTTGGGGAAAGTTTAATTTATCTAAACGAAACTGCAGACATATCGAAGTGGCTAGACAGACAACTTGCTCTCGCTTCGAATGGTTATTGGAGAGAAACTGGAATCGAACTTACGGGAACTATTCAGCCATCTAATCAAAATATCTTAGGATTATGGAGAAATCTAGGATTCTCTCAAGAATACTGGACATTGAGCGATCAGACCGTATGGGCAATGGCGTTTGTAAATTATGGATTGAAACAGAATGGTTATCGATACGTTCAGACTCCATATTCTAAAGATATCGAATTGAGATTTAACGACTTTAGATTTACTCGTGTAAAACCTGAAGATGCTCAGCCTGGGGATATCGTTCTTTGGGCTAATGATCATGTGAATTTCGTCTATCAAAAGAAAAATAATGCCCTAACGTTTGTAGGTGGTTCACAGCCTCCTGATCCAAGATTTGATATCGGAGACGGTCGAATCGGTGATGTCTCATTAGTTGGAGATGGCGGTTGTCCCATTACGACAATAGTTCGCCCATCTAAGACATAAATAATCATTTAGAGGTGCTTTAAATGGAAAGAGTCGCTCGAGTATTTTCTGACTTAGACCTAAAATTTAGTAAACATCCAGTTACGAAAGACGTTTCTTTAAAGATAAACGAACATGCAATCATTAGTGCAGTTCGAAATATCATTTTGACCAATCATGGTGAGCGAAGATTTACTCCCAGGTTTGGAAGTGATGTATATTCGCAGTTATTCGAGCCATTAGATGACATGACGGCAATGAACATTAAGGAAGAAATCGTCACTAGTCTTAAAAACTACGAGTCGCGTATAAAATTAGATTTTGTCAATGTAGTTCCAAATTTCGATATGGATGGATTCGATGTCACAATTCGTTTCTATTTGTTAAACTCTATTAAACCATTCACGACGGTTATATTTTTGCAAAGGTTAAGATAAAATGGCTAATGTCGAAAGCAAACTAGTAATATCAGAGCCAGACTTCTTTACAATTAAAGCAAGTCTAAAGAACTTTTTAAAGTCACAAAGTACCTTTGCGGATTATGACTTCGAAGGCTCGACGTTATCTCAGTTAATTGATTTGCTCTCTTATAATACTCATTATCTTTCGTTCTATATGAACATGATTGCAAATGAGTCGTTTTTAGATTCCGCATCTATCCGAAATTCTGTTATCTCTCATGCTAAGATGCTTGGTTATACTCCAGCATCTATTCGCAGTTCAATAGCAAGAGTCGATTTAACCTTTACTTTAGCGAATAATGCTGGGGTTGCAAACACATCATCACTAACTATTCCTAAATTCACAAGATTCGCTTCTTCAGCTGTTGATGGTATTAATTATACGTTTACAAATTTAGATGAAGTTACAGTAACAAAGGCAAATAATCAGTTTGTATTCGCTGATCTGAATATATTCGAAGGAACACCCACTTCACAAGTATTCATACACAGCGAACAATTAAATCCATTGCAAGAATTTACATTAGGAAACCAAAATATTGACACCTCTACAATTGAAGTTATTGTTCAAACATCTGCTATTGATCTATCACAACAATCATATACTTTAGCAGCTAATTCTACAGCACTTACTGGTAACAGTGCGGTTTATTTTATCGATGAAATTGAAAATGGAAATTACAAGATCTATTTCGGTGATAATATTCTTGGCAAAAAATTATCAGAAGGTAACATGGTTGTTGTTTCTTATCTAACGAGTAATGGCAAAAAAGCCAATAAAGCCACATCATTTAAATTACTCGATTCAGTAGGTGGATTAACTAACGGAAGCATTGTGGTTGATCAAGTCGCAGCTGGTGGTGCGGACATGGAATCAATTGAAACAATCAAATATCTTGCTCCAAAAACATTTGCATCTAACGGTCGTGCTGTAACAAAGAATGATTACACAGCATTGATTCAACAACGTTACCCATCATTTGAGGCAGTAAACGTTTGGGGTGGTGAAGAAAACATTCCACCAATTTACGGCAAGGTGTTTGTATCTGCAAAACCTTCAGCTGGTTATGAAATTTCAAGAACAGAAAAAGATTACATTCTCAGAGAAATTATTAATCCAATTAGTATTCTTACTGTAACGCCAGAATTTGTCGACCCAGATTTTAACTATTTAAATTTAAACGTTCGTGTTTCATATGATCCGACTGCAACGACTTTGACTCCAGGGGAGATTTCTTCACTTGTTCGCGGAAGAATTAATGATTATGCAAATACAAATCTTGATCAATTTAACTCATTATTTAAGATTTCACGATTGATGCATGAAGTCGACATGGCACATCCTTCAATTGTAAGTAATGATATCGATGTGAAAATTGAAAAACGATTGACTCCTGTTCTTGGTGTTTCGCGAAATTATGTCATCAAATACTACACTGAACTCAAACGTTCTACAGGTGCTGATCGTATTGGTTCGAGCCCAGCATTTACTGCATATGATAACGAGGGCATTCTTCGTGAATTCTATTTTGAAGAATCACCTCTATCATCAACAGGTATATCAGCAGTGCAAGTTATTAGAGGTGGCTCTGATCTAATTACTGCTCCAAGATTGCAAGTAAATGGAGATGGTGTTGGTGCATCTCTCAAAGCTGTTGTAACAAACGGTAAAATTACTTCTGTTAATGTTGATAAAACAGGGTCTGATTATTCGACCGCTGCAATCAAAGCATACGATGAGGATGATGAATTACTTGAAAACGTTATTCTTAAACCTATAATTGAAAACACAACAGGCAAATTGCGATCCTATTATTTCGACAACAATAACATTAAGATCATCTTCTCTGAAGATGCTGGCACAATTGACTATCAACAAGGTATTATAACATTATCGCAATTTAATCCATTAGATGTTATCGATGCATTTAAGACAATTAAGTTCTTTGCAACACCAAAGAACACATTGTTTAATTCAGAAAGAAATACAATTATTACGCTAGACATTGACAATCAATCACAAGTCACTATTGATACAATAAAAGTAACCTAATATGTCAAGTCTGAATAGAGTTTCAACATTTATTGAATCACAGTTACCTGAGTTCATTCGCTCAGATTATCCTGTATTCGTTGAATTTCTAGAAAAGTATTATGAGTTTTTAGAACAGCCAGGTAATCCTATTTACGAATTAAAAAGATTTTCTGATAACTATGACATTGATTTAACACGAGAAAGTCTACTCAAGTATTTTAGAACAAAGATTCTACCTTCGTTTCCAGAAGAATCAGAGTTGTCGACTGAAAGAATTATCAAATCTGCAAGAGATTTCTATAATAAAAAAGGCACGCCCGACTCATTCAAATTTTTATTCCGAATCTTGTACAACAAAGATCTTGAAATTTACTTTCCGAAACTTCAAATCTTTAAGGCTTCAGATGGTAAGTGGGTTCAACCACAAGCATTTCGTTTGACATCATCTATCGGAAATCAATCAGTCAATTTAAATCTACTTAAAGGTCTTAAAGGCGTTGGCTCGGTATCAAAGGCAACATGTATCATTGAACGAGCATATAAGACGATTGACCTTGCAACAAACAATGAGATCTATGAGGTCTATGTTTCCAGCATTACCAGAGTTTTCAATAATAACGAATTTTTAGAAGTTCAATATGTCGATGAAAATGGCAATTCTCAAGTTTTTAGAGAGACAATTATTGGTAGTTTGTCAAATATTAGAATCAATCCTCGAAGAAGAGGGAAACGATATTATACTGGTGATCCAGTTGTAATTAGCGGTGGTCAAAATTTAAATTCTCTTACAAGACAAAAGGCTGTCGCAACAGTTGGCAACGTTACTGTATCCACGCTAGAAAGTGTTACAGTTGTAAAAGGTGGTTATGGCTTTAGAACCTCACCAAATACAATCATTGATATCATAACTAAAAATCCATATACAGGATTATTTGATGGAACGGGCAATGGTGCAGGAGGAAATGCAGTTGTATCTGGTCTTGATACAAGTGTTGCAAAAACTATAAAAGTCACATATTCCTCTGATGGATTATCACTCAAAGCCGACACTCCTCTTTATGCGAGTGACATGGACTTTGCTAATTCTGCGTTTACAACGTTGTTTTATGCAAATGCTGCTGGATCAACACAAACAACAGTAAACCTGTCAAGTCGTCCATCTGTAAATACTACAAACGATTACTATAACAATTATGTTATAAAGGTCGTAGAAGGCACAGGATCAAATGGATTGCAGTCGAAAATCAATACGGTTGTGATCTCTGATTATTATGGATCTAATGGGATGGCTGTGATAAACACATTCACCTCTATTGTTGGTACTGTAAATGTTTCTGGTGTCACCGTAACTGCAAATTTATCAGAAATTAATAAAGCAAACTTTACTGCAGGCTCTCCAGGATTCTATAATTATCTTACTTCTGGAAAAAATATTGAAGTAAATGGCGAAACGCGAACAATTGATACAGTTACAAACGCTGATCATTTAACTGTCACCTCAGCATTCAGCGCACCAGCTTACAATAAAAAATTAAATGCAAATTCAACATTAAGCACAACATTAGATGCTACAAGTTATTTACAATTAACAACATCTCTCGATTCTAGAATCGGTGGTGCGTTGTCATTCGAATCATTTAATTTATATCCGATTGTCACAACTTCAGTCGTAACTGGCGGTGGTGGATATGAAGATGACCTCAGTTTTGATGTGTTATCTTTATATGAAAGTGATCTATCTTCTTTAGGATTTGTCAATATTAATCCTGGTGATTTTAATGCATACAATACCATAAATGCATCTTTTAGATTAAGCAGCGACTTTTCATCGGCAGATGATTATTACGTTGGTAGAAGAATTAAAATTGAAAATCATTTCAGAAAGATCGTTGATTATGACGGCGCAACAAGAACAGTATTTTTAGAACGTCCGTTTGAAACGAATATTACTAGTTCGAACATATTAAACAAACGTTTGCAAATGGATAATCGCCCATTAATTTCCGCTATGGGAATTCTTGGCGCTATTGAAATCATTAATGGTGGCACTGGATATGCAAATAATGATCCAATTTATTTTTATGGAACTGGTGTAGGTGCAGCTGCACAAGTCGAAGCGGTGAATATATCTGGAACAATAACAAAAATTAAGTTTACGAACAGAGGCGAGGGATATGTTTATCCTCCAACTGCAGTTGCTGGTGGTGCTGGAACAGGCGCAAATTTAAACGTTATTCTTTTGGGTGATGGCGAAGAACTAACCTCGACGACTTCTGCGCGTGGAGAAATTATCGATTTCGTGTTATCAAATCGTGGATCTGACTATATTACAAAGCCTAATGTCTCACTGAAGATTTATGATTTGTTTATAAGTGGAAATACAACTAACATTGCAGCAATTAAAGAAAATGACGTCATATACCAAGGTACGCCAAGCAGCAAAGTATTCACAGGAACAGTTGATGCAGTGTATTCGAATAACTCAATTCTTCGTGTCTTTGATTATTCTGGTTCGCCTAACGTGGCAAACATTGTCATTACTCGAGCAAATGCGACTGGGGTTTATCTAAACGTTCACAATACTGGTATTACTATTTCAAATGCAAATATAAACGGTATTTTGTATCCAAGACAATATGGTAATGGACGCGCGAAAGCAAATGCAGAGTTTTTAAATGGATTGATTCGCTACAATGGATTTTATCTAAACAGTGATGGTCATTTAAGTTCAGACCAACACTTCCAAGATAGTCGAAAGTTTCATAACTATTCTTATTCTTTATATTCAGAAGAAAGTTATGATACCTATAAGAAAACTGTATTTGATACGATACATCCAACAGGAACAAAACTGCTTCCGACTCATGTTATTCCAGAATCGTATTCCTCTGAACCTGCGATTGTCATCAACGCGCATGCAATTGTGCTGGCAACTAACTCTTTCATTGGAAAGTGTTCAATCGAATATGATTCATCAACAGTCATAGGTAGTGGTGGTGAGGTATTTGATACAGTTGCAAATGTTGGCGATATGATTATAATTAATTCGTCTGATACGAATCGATTCTTCGTCAAGACAATTACTTCAATCGCTAATAATAATTCTCTAAATATTGAAAGTTCTTGTACGATTATTGGAGAAGGAAGATTGCACATTTCAACAGGAAATGCGAGTGTTGTTATCAAAGGAAATACAAACGCTGTCTCTAGTTTCTTAGATACATCCGACAAAATTCGACTTAACATTGATGGAACTTTACTTGTCAAGACAATTAATGTAATATTCGGAAATGTGGTGACTCTTAATAGCAGTACTGGTATTACAAATACAACTAACCTTACAATTGATACTACAAGCGAAACTAACTACGGAAAACAAATAGCCCCAGCTTTGGTCTATGAGATTATCCCTCAGTATAGTAATGTTGATTATGAGATTATAAGAACTTGAGGACCTAACATGTCATCTTTATTTACTCGAAATTTCGGAATTTTAAATGCTCGCGCCTTTGAGCATTACGTTGCATCAGACCTTGCAAAAGTCTATTTGACAATTGGAAGATCGCAGCAGTGGGCAAACGGTGATGCTGTACCGAATCTTATAGAATCTTCAAATTCGTTTTACAGCATGTGGAATGACATGGTCGCAATGAAGAGAATCACTGCAGCAGATATGAATCTTGTAATTCCTCGAGTAGATTGGACTACTGGGACAACTTATGTTGAATATACTCAAGATTTAGATTTATTTGCAAGAGCCAATTCTGCAAATATTGCTTATGATAATAAATTCTACGTTCGAAACACAAAAGATCAAATCTTTAAGTGCTTGTTCAACAATTCGAATACATCCTCGACTGTGATGCCTGAGATTGATCTTGGCGGTCAATTACCAGAAAATCCATATATTGAAACTTCTGATGGATACAGATGGAAGTATATGTATAAGATCCCACCAGGACTAAAAGAACGATTTTTTACCACAAATTATATGCCTGTAGTCGTTGAAACCAACGTTGTCGATAGTGCAGTTGCTGGTAGAATTGATATTATTAAAATCGTAACTGCAGGTGCGGGGTTCAATGCGAATATTAGTAATAACTTTTTAAATATTGTCACCGTTAATGGTGATGGAACAGGGGCAAATATTCGTGTAAATGCTTACTCCACTGGCGTTAATGGTGGTAACATAGTTGGTTACACGGTTATTTCTGGTGGAAATAACTATAGTAGGGCAACGATATCTCTTATCGACGAAAATAAAATTGTTGGCACAGCAAATGCAAACTTAGTAGCCATTATTGGACCTCCAGGCGGTCATGGTTCTAACGTGGCAAGCGAGCTCGGCGCTTCATCTTTAATGATTAGTGTCGCAATTGAGGGTGATGAAAACGATACCATTCCGACACAAGGCGGTGGGGGAAGTCAGTATAGACAAATCGGTCTTTTAAAAGATCCAAAAGCAACCTCGAACACTAATGCTCTGGCTTCGGTTTATAGAGCGACAACTAAATATTCCTTAGTCATTCCAACTGGAACGTTTTTGCATCGAGAGAGCGTTTATGTTGGTGCTAATCTAGCAGCTGCTAATTTAACAGCACTTGCTGATTTCTATGACAGCGTGAATGATATATTGTATGTTAATAATATCATTAATGATGGAACTATTAACGTTGCAAATTCATTCTCTATTACAGGCGCAAACTCTGGAGCAACTGCAACAGTGATTGCTTCTGAAAGTCCAGGTTTAAAATTGTATTCTGGAGAATTATTGTATATTCAGAATACTACTGCAATTAATCGCGACCCCGAAGAGAACCAGCAATTTAAAATTGTTTTAAAGTTTTAGGAATATAACTCATGGCAACAGATTTTAATGTAGAACCATTTTACGACGACTTCCAAGCCTCCAATGGAGCCAAGGAAGAAAACTACATGCGTATTCTATTCCGACCTGGTTATGCAGTTCAGGCTCGTGAACTAACGCAAATTCAAAGTATAATTCAGAATCAAATTAAGCAGTTCGGTGATCATATCTTTCAAAATGGATCTCCAGTTTTCGGCGGTCAGATCACTTATGATTTAAATGTGCCATATATTAAGTTACAAACTACTTATAACGGAGCTGACGTTGATGTTGAAGACTTTGCTGATGCAGTAGTCCGTAACGTCTCTGGAACTGCAAAAATCCGCGCAAGAGTTGTAGCGTCTGACGATACTTTAACTTATCCAACTCTCATGTTAAAGTATTTAAGAGGAACAAAATTCTCAGATAATGAAGTTATTTCAAATGCAGAATCTGGCGGAACGGAAGCAAAATTATTAGCTGCAGCAGCAACTGGATTTGGATCTGTCGCGTCTATTCAGCCTGGAGTTTTCTATGTTGATGGATTCTTTGTTCAGGTTGCAGAACAATCGATTGTGCTTGATGCATATGGGAGCACACCATCTTATAAGGTTGGATTGCAGATTGTTGAAAAGATTGTTGATGAAAGTGCAGACGCAAATCTTCTTGATCCAGCACAGGCTTCATTCAACTATCAAGCTCCTGGTGCTCATCGTTATCAATTCAATCTTGAGTTGACAAAACGTACTATTAATTCAGCAGACGACACCAAGTTCTTTGAACTTCTTCGTATTGAAAATGGCGTAATCACGAAACAAGTTAAGTATCCATTTTATTCTGAACTTGAGAAGACTCTTGCTCGCCGAACCTATGACGAATCTGGAGACTACACAGTAACTCCATTCAAACTCTCGCTAGAAGCAAACACTGCTAATTCAACCAACTTTATCGCTATCGTTGAACCTGGAAAGGCATATGTTAAGGGATTTGAATATGAATCAATCGGTCCACAAAGAATTGAAGGACCAAAGGCAAGAACAAAACAGACTTCAACAGATTTTGATTTGTCTCTAGAGTATGGTAATTATTTGTATGCAAATTCTGTTGTTGGCTCTGCAAATGGATTTGCAAATACTGCAAGTCTAACTACACTCGAATTGCATTGTGTCCCAAAGAATAGTATTAACACAACAAATTCTATTACATACAATGCAACTTATATGGGTAATGCAAAACTTAAACATATTACTCGTAATTCAGGAGCAGAGTATATCATCTATTTGAGCGATGTGGCTCTTGAATCAAATACTGTAACAGCGGGTTCTACAGGCGCAAATACTCTAGCCATTAATTTCCCTGTAAACTATTCAAATCTCGCAGATGCTTATGCTAACGTTTCTGTTAGAGTAACTTCTGGTTCTTCTGCAGGCGATGTGCGTAAAATTGTTTCATATAACCCATCAACGAGAGTTGGCGTGGTTGATCTACCGTTCACAGGTTTGATTGGAGCTGGACAAACTTTTGCATTGCTTTACAGCACTAAAGATATTGATTCTCTTGTTGATGTAATTTCAACTAAAACTGCATTTAATGTTTCTATGAATGTTTCAAATAACAGTAAAGATACTGCAGGTGGAACAATCGTATATGACTCAAATCGCAGAACATTAATCTTTAAACTACCAGAGGCGCAAATTGCTAATGGAACAATCGATAATGCAGATTATGTTACGAATCGATTCTTCGCATCACAATCATTCAACGCCAGTGGTATCCTATCATTACCATTAACAAATAATGAAGTTCTTGATTATGGATCAGATGGCAGCACCTTATCTTCTGCACTCGTCAGTCAAAATTTTATTATTGTGGTTAGAAGCATTGGTACAGCAAGTGGTGCGAGCGTCGGCGATATTATTACTCCAACGAGTATTACACGCACTTCAAGCACTGGTCTTACAATTAATTCTGGTTTAGGTGGATCTTTCACTGCTGACATTTATGTTCGTGTGAAGATGGACAATTCAGAAGATTATAATCGTCGCCTAAAGGTTGTAAAAGGAAACGTTGCAAATACAACTCTAACTGCTACTGCAAATTACACAGGTGGTCAAGCAACATCAGTGAGCGGGTGTACTAGTATTTACATTGACTCTGCTAATGGTAGAGTTTGGTACACGGATACATCAATCATTAATAAAACACCAGGTGGTAATACATCATTGTTTATTCCTGATGTTTATAGATTGGTTAAAGTTTATGATTCTGGTAGTGTTTCATATGCTCCAAATTCTACGAATGTGATTGACGTAACTCAAAGTTTTTACTTAGATCCAGGTCAAACGTCAGAATACTACGATCACTCAAAACTTGTTCTAAAGGCTGGTAGAAATCCGCCAAGAGGACAAACAGTCGTGATTTTGGAATACTACGATCATTCCACAACTGCTGGATATTTTAACGTTGACTCATATCCTTCGACACAATATGATAATGGTGAGATTCCAGTGTTTAAATCAAATGATAAAACAAGTTTCCCATTACGCGATTGTATTGATTTTAGACCAACGAGAACACTAGGTACAACTGCAAATACATTCTTTGGTGCTCGCATTCCACTTCCATATGAATCTATGGAAATGTCATATGAATATTATGTGCCAAGAAAAGATAAAATTGTTGTCACTTCTTCAAAAGAATTAAAACTCATAAGTGGTATTGCAGATAAAAATCCAAAATATCCAGCAGATCTATCTGATGCAATGACGTTGTTTACGTTAGATATTCCTGCATATACAAATTCTGCAAAAGATATTACCGTAAAGGCGATGGATCATCGTCGTTACACAATGCGTGATATTGGTAAACTTGAGCAAAGAATTAAGAATGTTGAATATTACTCTGCATTGTCTTTGGCAGAAACAAAGGCAAAGGATTCTACTCTATTCTACGAAGATAATGCCACACAGAAAGAAAAATATGGCATTCTTGTAGATAATTTCAGTGGATTCGCAGTCGGTGACACATCAAGTCCAGACTTCAAGTGTTCAATTGAAAACGGTGCGTTGAAGCCATATGGCAAAACAACTAATATTAATTTAGTTCCATATGATAAATCATATACGAAGCCTGATGATCCTACGCACTCAAGAAAAACAATGTGGTCTATTCCTTCTAGTGAGATGATCATAAACAATCAAACTTCTGCTACAAAAAATACTGCAGTTATTCCGCCAGTATTGGCTGCGAAGTTTGATGGTTGGTTAACATTGGTGCCGTCTTCTGATAATTACTTCTCTGTCACAATACCGCCAGTTGTAATTTCACCAACAGTGGTGATACCAACACCACCGCCTGTTGCGCCAGAAGTAATCTACTATACACCTCCAATTCCACCTGCAGTGGAGGTGCCAGTCACACCACCAGCTCCTCCTCCTCCGCCACCACCTGTGGCGCAGGCACCGATTGAGCCTGTGATTCCGCCACCCCCACCTTATGTACCTCCGCCATTTGTTCCACCTCCACCTCCAGTGTATGTGGCACCACCACCTGTGGTTGTGCCAGAACCATTTTATCCACAGATTATTATGCAACCTATGCCATATCCAGACCCTGCAGAAGTTGGTGAGTTTTTGGTCATACCATCACCACCAGTGCCTGCATCACCACCACCAATTCCGCCACCAATTAATTTTGGTTTGACATTGGGTGGTGCGTTAACAATTAATTATGCAGAGATTTTCCCACCACCAGCGATTGAAATTCCACCTGATGTTGTGGGCACTGCACCAGAAGTCACCGTTGTTGATACTTGGTACAATGCTCCATCATACACACCAGAATTCTTGGCAACGCCAAGCGACACTGGAACGAGTGGCGGTGGTGGAGGAGACTTTGAATTTGAGATGTTCAGCACAGAACTGAACTAATATAAACGAGGAAATGATGCTATGCCAGAATCAATAGATCAATATTTTAAAAATTCATTGAGCGATGATGCTACGAGAAAAGTACAATTCACTCGTTTTATGCGTTCTCAAGAAATTTCTTTTTATGGGCGAGGATTATGTCCAGATAAAAAAGCAAATGTATTTTTTGATAAGATCGACGTTAAACCATTTACACAAAAATCAAATCGTTTAACTGTTACAAATGTCTCGTCGCCTGAGGGATATACATCATTTTGGAATGATGAGCCAATTATCAACGCAACAACAAATGCTTTCGCGAAGGTGATCTTTTCTTCTGGTAATTTAGTTTATTTAAATGAAAACTTTATCAATGTAAATGTTGCTCCATTTGCCGCCAACACTCTCTCATCTACGACAGTCGTTGAACAAGATGTCGTGTATCAAACAGCATCTGATACTGTTGCAGGACAAATTACTTTTGCTGGAATTGTTGAACGCTATCAAAATACAAGCACCTCTCATGCTTATATGGCTATCAAGCCAATTGACGGATCATTTAGAAAGTTTAGTCCAAACTCAGTCATCTTCTTAAGAGATAATCAAAATATACGTTTAAATGTAAGTAGCACACAAACAGCTGGAAATGCATTTCCGATTGGATCAAATGTTTATAGTGTTGGATGGAGCGCAGGAAAAACTGCAACAGTTAGTGCTCACGATCATTACTCTGGTGTTATTTCATATACTGCCGCAAACGACACAAATGTTATTCACGTTTCAGGTAATCTTGCTTCTGCAGTTGGCAACACATTTAGAATTGCTGCTGGCGCAGGAGTGACAGCACAAAGAACACTTAATGCTGTTTCTGCAAATGGATTTATGATAACATTGAGCGGAAATGTCAGTGTATCTTCAAATTCAAGATATTCTTATGGTGATCATGAAGTTGATGATTATGGTGCAATCGCTGGCATCTTCCATATTCCAGAAGCAGATGGCGCATTTTTCCCAACAGGATTATATCCTTTGACAATTACTGATGCAGCCACAAGCACCTCTGAAACTTATACGATGAAGGCATCAAACTATTATAGTGCTGGTCCAAATGCTGGATATGCTAGATTGATGCCAATGCCACCTATTTCTGCAGAAAAACCAGTTGCAGCCCAAGTACAAGATATAACAGTAAATAATCGTAAATTTTATCCACTATCACAAACATTCTTTACACCTGCAACACAAAACACTCATTCAGGTGGTGTATCCGCGCAGTTGAATGCTCTGCAGATATCTTCTCTTGATCTTTATTTCTCTGCAAAACCAACAAGCGGTGATCTAGAACTACCTGTAATGGTCACAATCAACGAATTTGAAAATGGATTGCCGTCTACTAAAATTCTTGCTCAGAGCATGGTAGAAGCAAGAGATGTAAAAACATCAACAATTCCATTTGCTGATTCTGATTTCACTACGTTTAAATTCTCACCGCCTGTTATCGTTAAGCCATCAAAGGAATATGCGATTACAGTAACAACTTCATCACCAGATTATTCTTTATTCGTAGCAGAAATTGGTGGTGATATTCTTGGTACAACCCCCCCAAGAAGAGTTTCAGAACAGCCATACATTGGTCAGTTCTTCAAAGCGCAAAATGCATCAAATTGGTCGCCTATTCCGAATGAAGACTTGATGTTTAGAGTTCGTTATAATAACTGGTCTGGATCTACATCAAATAGTATTATCTTTATGACAGATAATATGCTATCGAATATTAATGTTGACTCTTTGCTCATTCACTCGAGTGATTTTAATTTTAAACCAACTAGTGTTGATTATTATTTTAAATCAACATCTGTTGATGGCACTCAAGACGCTGATTGGAAACGTATTCGCAAAAATCAATTTTACAACTTTGGTGGCGATTTAGAAACATCTTCAAAAACTGGAACACGCAGAAGAAGAATTTCTGCTGGTAATAATGAATCACTTCTTGTCAAAGTAGATTTGTCAACATCTGATTCATATATTTCACCAACTGTTGATATGGAAAGCGTAAGTGCGATTGCAACAGAATATGTTATCAATGATGCGGGTATTTCTGTTGCAGATATTACTCTAACAAATCTTGGGCAGCATTCGAATGCAGCAAATATAACTATCACATTCTCTGCCCCAGATCGAATCGATGGTCAAACTGCAAATGCTTATGTTGCTGCACTTTCTCCAATTACTGGATATACAGGCAATGTTTCAGTTCTTGTTGTTGATAATCCAGGATCTGGCTATTATAAAACACCAACAATTACATTTACAGAACCAGGAACTGCAATTAATGCAGCTGGTATAGTTGCAGGTGAAGATAAAACCTCTGGTGGAAATTGTAAAGCAAAATATGTTTCCAAAGTCGTTACACTTGCAGATGGATTTGATGCTGGAGATTTAAGAGTTTATCTAGATTGCAATCGTCCAGTCGGTACAGATATTGCTATGTATTACAAGATTAAATCTGCAGACGATAATCAGTCATTTGAAGAAAAGAAATGGCAGTTGATGTATAAAGTCAATGACAATTTCTCTAAAGATCAAAATCAAATTGTGGAATTAGAATATCGACCAAGTTTGGATTATAACAAGGCTTCGTATGTTGAAGATGGTATTACTTATCCGCTTGGTGGAAAATTCAAGTATTATGCAATTAAAATTGTCATGACGGCTGGAAGTTCAGCGATTGTCCCAAGCGTAAGAAATTATAGAGCGATTGCAACACCAGCAGGTTAATATATGTTAATTAAGATAAAAGATAATGATGATCTAGTAAGAGACGGGCGATCACAGGCAATTTTGAATATTAATAAAAAAACTCTTTTAAAAGATCAGATGTTTCAAGAAAAAATGAAAAGAGAACGGGAAATAGACACTTCAATAAATAACCTCAAAGAAGAAATTTCCTCTATCAAAGGTGATCTTTCAAAAATTTTAGAAATGCTTTCTAGGGAAAACAAGTAATGGCAAACGCAAATATTACACACATTCAACTTGTTAATACATTTAATGAGTGGCGAGCAATCACAAATGATTTGATTGAAGATAGAAATAATCTTCGAAATTCAGATTATTATAAAGATAATGGCAAGTTGATCCTTCAAGACTTAACTGTTTCTGGTAATTTAATTGTTCAAGGTAACTCAACAACTTTGAATACCGAAGTGCTTACAGTTGAAGATGCAGATATTAAACTTCTATCAAACGTTACAGGTTCTCCAGTTCTGGATGCAGGGATTACAGTCAATCGTGGAACATCTACTGATACTTTCTTGCGTTGGAACGAAACAACAGACAAGTGGGGATGGAGTGACACTGGCTCCACTTTCTATTCATTTGATTCTGCATTATTTGCATATACACAAGCAAATACTGCTCGTAATACAGCAAACGATGCATATAGCGCAGCGAACGCTGCAGCGGGAACTGGTGGAAGTGCCACTACAATTGCTCAAAATGCTTATGGTCAAGCGAATAATGCAGCAAATTCAGCTAGGGTAATTCACGCAAACACAAATGCTACATTTGACAATACTGTTATTACAGTAGCAAACTCAGCATCAGTTAATGTTCGTTCTGCAGCAGGTTCTGGTTCTTCAAATACTGTATTTTATTTTGAAGCAAATACATCCAATCCAGCTGTGTTAGGACCAGTAGGACCACAGGGTCCACAAGGTCCTCAAGGAAATCAAGGTGTTGCTGGTCCGCAAGGTCCTCAAGGTGTCAGTGGTCCACAAGGACCACAAGGCGATTTAGGTCCACAAGGTCCTCAAGGAAATCAAGGTGTTGCTGGTCCGCAAGGACCACAAGGTCCTCAAGGAAATCAAGGTGTTGCTGGTCCGCAAGGACCACAAGGTCCTCAAGGAAACTCTGTCACTGGTCCTCAAGGACCACAGGGACCACAAGGAAATTCCATCACTGGTCCTCAAGGTCCTCAAGGTCCATCTGGTCCATCTGGTCCATCTGGTGGCGGTGGCGGTGGTACTGGTCCACAAGGACCACAGGGTCCGCAAGGACCACAGGGTCCGCAAGGACCACAGGGACCACAGGGACCAGAGGGTCCACAAGGTCCTCAAGGAAACTCTGTCACTGGTCCACAAGGTCCGCAAGGTCCATCAGGTCCATCAGGTCCATCTGGTGGCGGCGGTGGCGTTTCTAACACAATAAATCATGTTTATTTTGGTGGCTTAACTGTAAGTACAACATCAACATCTGTTGCATCAGACGAAATTCGTTCTTCTGGCGATGTAATTGCTTATTATTCTTCTGACCGTAGACTTAAAGAAAATATTCGTAACATCGAAAATGCTCTTGAGTTAGTGAAAAAAATTGACGGCGTTAGATATGATTGGAAAGATGATCATATTCAAAGTCGTGGTGGAGAAGATGGATATTTTGTTCGAAAACAAGATGTTGGCGTAATTGCACAAGATATTGTGTCTGTCTTACCTGAAGTTGTCGCAGAAAGAGCAGATGGAACTTTAGCTGTTAAGTATGATAAAATTGTTGCACTCTTAATTGAAGCCATTAAAGATCTAGACAAAAAACATGATTCATTAATGGATATGATCAAAAGAGGTTGAGCAATGACACCACTTTCTGGACAAATCAGCATGAGTTCACTTAGATCTGAAATTTTGCAAGCAGGATCAGGTCAGGTTGCATTGCGCGGTGATGCTGGAAATAGATTAGGATTAGGTTCCGACACTAATGTAAAATTGAGTGATTTATATAGATCATATGGTGCCACAATCACATCAGGAACATATAGTGGTTTATTTGGCGATCAATATGGATATGCAGATGGCTTGCATGGAACTATTGATGATCAAGTTATTTTGTCAAATGTGAGTGTACAACAAAACGTCACTGCAGTGATATCATATGCTAGTAGCGGTCAAGAATTAATGGGGATGAACGTTCAATTCGCAAATTATACTGCTGGCAATGTTAATATTTTAGCAACACAAAATACTCAAAGAACGATAACATCTATTGTCAATCCTACCACTAGTCCAGGTGTAGCTGAACTTTATTGGGATCAAAGCGGCACTCTTCCTAGCAGTGGAACATTTACAATTGGTCTGAGATTCAATGATGGTGGTCCAATAGATACTGGCGGCGGAGGTGGCGGCGGCGGAGGTGGCGGCGGCGGTGGATGCTGTTTCACTCATGATACGATGGTAACGATGGCAGATTTATCAACAAAAGAAATAAACAAAATAAAAGTCGGTGATCATATTCTATCATTTAATCCAGATATAAATGCTCTTGAAACGAACGAAGTTTCTGAAGTAATCACTCGCGTAAACAGAAAAATGTATAAGTTTACAATTAATAATGGTAAAGAAATTAGAGCATCGCAAGATCACCCATTTTACGTTGTTGGAAAGGGATACTGTTCAATGAATCCTCTGATGACGATGAATGGTTATAAAAATTTGACAGATGTAAAAACAATTGAAATTGGTGATAATTTTATTGACAAAGACAGCAATTTAATCAGTGTAAACCAAATTACACCAATAGATCATTATGATACTGTTTATACATTTAATAATAAAAATAAATCAAGCCCTAATTTTTATGCTCATGGTGTGCTGGTCTATTAATCGGATTCATAAATATAAAAAATAGGAAATTGTAAATGGCGCAGTTTATTGAATTGTCAATGGATCAAGGTACATCCTTTGGTGTTGACATCACAGTCATTCGAGACGATGATTCACCCAGAGATGTTTCTAACTCTACATTTACCTCATCTATTCGTAAATCATATTATTCTTCATCAGTCACTGCAAATCTAGTCATTACTGCAGCTGATGCTGCGAATGGTATTATCTACGCCAATGCAAATTCTGCCGTTACTGCAAATATTCGTCCAGGTCGTTATCTTTATGATATTAAAGAAATTAATGGCAACAATGTAAATCGTCTTATTGAAGGGATTATTACAGTTTATCCTCAGGTAACGAAGTGATATGGCAGTAAAAGTTAAACAACAAAGTCAATCTGTAAATCTCTTAGAAATCTCTAGAGGTCCTCAAGGACCACAGGGACCTCAGGGACCACAAGGTCCAGTTAATACACTTGGCGCTAATGACGCATATATTCAAGCAAACGCTGCATATGCTCAAGCAAACGCTGCTTATCTTCAAGCCAATTCTGCTTATTCTGAAGCAAATTTAAAATTAGATATCGCTGGTGGAACAATCACTGGTTCGTTGAATATCGATAGTAATCTCTATGTAACTGGAGATATTTCTCTCGATGGTAATCTAATTATCGGTAATGTAAACACCGATACGATTACTGTCATCGCCGACTTTACAAGCAATCTAGTTCCAGACGCAAATGCGACATATGATCTCGGCGCGCCAGGAAAAGAATGGGGAAATCTTTATCTCGGAACTGCAAATCTTAGCGGATCTTTGAACGTCGCTGGAGATATCTCTCTCAACGGCAACTTAATTATCGGAAATGTTAATACTGACACTGTAACAGTGGTTGCAGACTTCTCGAGCAATCTAGTCCCTGACACAAATAACTCTTTTACACTCGGTACGCCTTCTCAAGAGTGGAAAAATATCTATGCCAATACTGGAAATGTCAGCGGATCTTTAAATGTCGCTGGAATCGTATTGGGTAAGGGTAATGTTATCGCGATCGGAACTGAGATTTCGGATAATTCGACCACGCAAGCAGTAAATTCGACATATGTCGCAGCCAATGTATTAATTTCTGGTCCGACGCAGACGACCTATAATGTTTTTACAACCAATTCTGATAGTCCTCATACTATTGACAGCTTTCCTTCCTCTCAATTTACAACTGTGAAGTATATTATTCAAGCGAAAACCGTTGAAATATATCATTCGACCGAATTATTCTGTATGCAAGATGGTTTGTCAGCTTATCTTACAGAATACGCGACTCTAATTAATAATTATTCACTCGGAACTTTCACTCTGACGATCGCTGGAGGAGTGTGTAATCTAATTTTCCACCCGAACAATCCAGATAACAACATTATTACTGTAAAACTTGTGAGAACAGCACTAACATCGTAATTATTATAAATACAAAAGATTCTCCAGGAGATTTAAATGGCAACTCTTAATCGTACATTTAGCGTCAAAAATGGTGTTGACGTCGCCAATACAATAATTATTGATTCGAGCCGAAATATCTCTAATATCGTCTCTGCCAATATTACTCAAACACTTAATGCAGCAACCGTAAATGTTACGACTGCAAATATTGCAGAAACTGCTCGTGCAAATCTTGTTGTAAGTACGAGAACAGCTCTCGCTGCACCAGACACAGCACACTCTAACGGCGAAAGATTAAGACTATACGATTTTAACAATCCTGGTCAGCCTAATTATGCGATCGGTGTAGAACCAAATCACATTTGGTCAGCAACAGACGATAATACTGGCGCCACAGGATTTAAGTGGTATGGTAATACGACTCAAGCTGCTATTCTTAAATCAAATGGTACATTAGAACTCGCAAATACCATTGTTGCTAAAAATTTCCTTACCACTGCTGGTTTAAATGTAACTGATCAAGCCAACGATGCTTATGCTCAGGCAAATACTGCTCGCGACACAGCCAATGGTGCATACGCTCAGGCAAATGGTGCATATTCTCAAGCCAATGGAGCATATTCTCAAGCCAATGGAGCATATTCTCAAGCCAATGGAGCATATGCACAGGCTAATGGTGCTTACGCTCAAGCGAATGGAGCATATTCTCAAGCCAATGGTGCATACGATCAAGCAAATAGTGCAGCAAATACGGTTCGTGTTTATGCAAACAGTGCTGGTTCTCTCTCCAATAAGTTCCTAAACTTCGTAAATACAGCAAGTATTCAAGTTACTGTTGGCGATGCTGGTGACGGAAATGCAAATATTTCTTTCACAACTACTGGTGCTGCGGTTGCTGATGCTTATGCTCAAGCCAATGATGCTTATGGTCAAGCAAATACCGCTCGTGGTACTGCTAACGATGCCTATGCTCAAGCGAATACGGCACGTGGTACAGCAAACGATTCGTATGCTCAAGCGAACGCTGGTTACGCTCAAGCGAATACCGCTCGTGGTACTGCTAACGATGCCTATGCTCAAGCGAACGCTGGTTACGCTCAAGCGAATACCGCACGTGGTACAGCCAATGATGCATATGAACAAGCAAACACTGCGCGCACGACTGCCAACGATGCTTATGCTCAGGCGAATACGGCACGTGGTACTGCAAACGATGCATATGGTCAAGCCAATGCTGCTTATGGACAAGCCAACGCTGCTTACGGTCAAGCAAATGCAGCATACGGTGAAGCAAATCTAAAACTTAATATTTCTGGCGGCACGATTACTGGTAGCCTTGTTGTTCAAGGTAATCTTGAAA